CGTTGCAAGCGTCAATCAGAACTGAACCTTCTACATGGAGTTTTGAGTTGGTGTCTGGTGCTACCGTTCCGATGCCACACCGACCATTGCCATCAAGCACCATTTTGGTGGAGACGCTACCTAATACATTTGTATCTGTATTCTGAACGCCAAATTCCAGCCTTGGGTTTAAATAGTTAGGGTTGCTTTGAGTGTTCGTTAACCTTATATACCCACCGTAATCGTTGTACTGGTTCCGTTGAACGAATTGAATACCAGTAGCGTCACCAGCGGTGCTTAATTGATCGCCACCAGACAGTCTGAGCGGATATACAGCACCAGCACCAGCAGATGAGCCATTGTTAATGTGGAGCCTTGCGCTGGGATCGCACCCAATTCCTAACCGCTCATGGACATTTACATAGCCACTATTGTATATGCTTAAACTTTCAGTAGGTGCGGTTGTGTAGTCATTTGCAGATCGCTTAACAAAGAAACCTAATCGCTTTTTGCCATAGGCAGATGAGTTAAGTGCTTGGATAAACGGGCCGTTTGTTTGGGCGTACCCTTGGAACCGCAACTTTGGACTGTCGGAGTTTTGGTTAGCACTACTTATCTGGCCGACTATGTCTACGCCTTCGTTTACGTTCGTAGAATATATTTCTAGCTTTGCGCTGGGGGCAGTAACCCCAATGCCAACATTTCCCGTGTCACGCTCTACTGTGAGTCTGTTTGCTATAGACGTTTGATTGCCAGAGGTAAGATATAACTTATTATCGCCTCCATCATACCTCCATTGAAACCCGTATGTGTTTGCCGATCCAAATGCTGAGTTTGCATCTCTTTTAATTAAAGCTAATGAACTATCGCCAGAGGAATCGCTATCAGATGAGACTGTTATTTGGCTGTCGGTAGCGTGATAAACGTCTAACTTTGTGCTAGCTGTGCAGTTTATGCCAACATTGCCTCCATCTATACGCATTCGTTGACTACTACCAGTTTCAAAAATGATTGATCTGCTAGTACCCATGCCAGATGTGTCACCGACATTAAAAGTAACATCCGAGTTCTCTGTTGCTGTAATTTGCAGTCTAGTATCTCCAGAGATATTGCCTACAGTTAAACCGACTGACCCAGAAGCAGACCTAAAATCTCCAGCCCCCCCATAAATAGTCGGCCACCTATTTGCAGAAGTTCCTAAAGTTGTAGAAGAAGATGGGCTAGAGGAATAAGGGCTAATATTATAACCGCTTTCTAATCGGACATTTATTCTAGTGTATAATCCGCTGCTGAAATTTGCGTTGCCAAAATAAAGAAAATTGTTGCTCTTGCGAAATACATTTGCGCCTCCAATGTTCACCCAACTACCGTCAGTAGACAGCGATGCTGACCCAACTACGGTCAGGTTGTTGTCAACGGTAACAGTTCCAGCCGCAGAAATAGTTAATGAAGTTGCTCCATCGTTTTTAAAATAGGTACTTCCCGCTCCAAAATAAATCGCCTCGTCACTAAATAAAGAACTTCCGTTGTATATTCCAGAGTAGGTTATGTCGCTGTATGTTTTTAATTTAGTTGCAGCACCGCCAATTGTAGCATCGCCACCGACTGTCAGGTTGCCCGTAAGTGTTGTTGCTCCCCCTTGAGCTATGGTTAACACATTTGCCGTGTTTGCCTCATCGTATATGCTAAACGTCTCATTGCCCGATCCAGCCATGCCAAGTGACATTCGCCACTTATTAACGCCAGCAGTTCGCAGCATGAAATTGGCCGAGTTTGTATTAGCATTTCTGTCAGCTACTACGCTCGCATGAACGTCACTCCTGACCGTAAATTCAGCAGAAGCATTATTGCTGTCCGTGCGAGTGTCTACCTCTAGGTTCCCGCCTCTAAAATAAGAAACCCCGTCTGAAAATAATTTTACTTTTGTAAGTCCAGCCGAATTACGAACAAACAAATGACCATGATTGCTGGAGTCTTGAAAAACATCTACCAGAGTGTTGCCGTTATCCGAACGATAAAACCGTGCTACATAATCATTTGCTGACTCCCCCTTGACACTTAATGGGTCAGTTGCTGAACTCCCGTTAATACCCAAGTTGCCACCGACTGTCAGGTCGCTTGTTATTTTAGCCGTTCCAGCTACTTGAAATTTGAAGCCACTTGGGGACGTTGACCCTACTGCCAAGCCACCAGTAATTCCATTAGCTATATATGAGTCGCCCTCGCCGTGTAAGAGAATTGAACTGTTAGCTCCAGCATCTCTTTTTATTTCAAGAGCAGCATCGTTGGCAGCATAAGGGTCTTTTAAGATAATTGAACCATTTGTTCCGAACGTGCTGGTAGTGCCGCTGACTGTCAGGTCGCCTGTCTGGTGGACGTTGTTACTTGAATCCAGTTTCCATTTCCATACCCAACCAGAAGTGGTGTTAAATCTTTGAAGCTCAAAATTGTTAGAGGTTTCATGTATTAGTTGGAAATGATCTTTGTTATTTACATCGTCACCCTCATCTGGAATCAAACGAATCCTAGCTGAAGAATTTTCGCCGCCTTTAACCTCTACTGTGGCTTGGCCGCTATTCTTAAATACTGCGTTGTAGTTTCCGCTAGTGTTGTAAACCTCAAACTTGATATTGGCAGAAGGAGCAGAACTTTGCCCCACTGAAACTGCATCAGTAAAAATAGCTTTACCAGAAACCTCCAACCTTTCTGAAGCACCAGTTACCCCCAGCCCAAGGTTGCCTCCAGTCGTTAGATTTAAATATGCACTAGGAAACGTGGCGTTGTGCTGCGCCATTCGCAACTCGCTGCCGTTGCTGAAAATGTTAAAATTGGAACCGCTGGTGCTGTCGTTTAGTCGCAGGGTAGCATTGTCAGAATTTATTGTCAGGTTGCCCGTGAGTGTGCCGCCAGCTACGGTGAATACCTCGTTACCCCCATACTGTAATGTGCCAGCAGAAAAATTCACATAACCCCTGCTGTTGCCAATGTCTACATTTCCGTAGTTGTGCTTGAGAAAGAACTGGTCAGGTGTTCCTGTGGCTGAAGTGTTGCCGGACTTTAATATAACACCAACGTCATTTACATGGGAGTCTACTGCTCCTGTTAGCTCACCGCCAGCAAGGGGGAGGTAACTGGTGGAGGCAGAGGGGTTAAGATGGATTACATCGTCCTCGGCAGCGTTGCCGACATACAACTTGTTATCAGAAAGATTGACCGCTAACTCCCCAGCAGCTAACCCACTAGGTGTACCAGCAGAAGTTCGCCTCTTTATCTGTATGGTGTTAGCCATTTAGAAAGTGCCGCCGTCTATTGTTGCTGTACTTAATGCTGTGTTTTCTACGTTGCCCAAACCCAAAGAGGTGCGAGCAGTAGAACCAGATTCGGCAACCCATGTTGAACCGTTTCCCACAATGAAATTGCCGTCTGTTTTTGACAGGGTAGCAAGTGCGGTTAAGTCCGCATCAAAGGCTTGGACATCGCCACCAATAGTTAAACCCAACGCTGACCTAGCCCCGCTGACTGTTGTTGCCCCAGTTCCTCCATTAGCAAGCGCAACTGTTCCTGTTACGTTTCCTGCTAGCGTTGCCGTATTAGCATTGCCAGTACAATCACCATCAACATCGCCAGTAACATTGCCTGTTACATTACCGCTTAACGCTCCGTAAAAAGTAGACGCTCTGACATTGGTCTGAGAAGATATGGTAACATCGCCATCTGTTCCCCCTGTTTCAGACGTTGCAATAAAACTAAACTCATTAACAGACTCGTCCCAAATTAAACCAACATTGTCAGACGATCCTCTTTCTATAATAAATCCTGAATCTAAAGTGGGTGTCCCAGATTGATCTTTGGCTAAAAATATAAGGCTATCTTTAACAACAAGGTCATTTGTATTAACGGTAGTAGTAGTCCCGTTAACAGTCAGATTTGTAACCGTAGCATTTGCAAACTGAACATTGTCGCTTGTACCTAATCCTAAATTTGTCCTAGCCGTCCCTGCGTCAGTTGCCCCCGTTCCACCTTTAGCGACTGCTATTGCTGTACCGTTCCAAGTTCCGGTTCCAATTGTTCCAAGCGTGGTGATGTTTGTTGATCCAGCCCATGTGGACAATGCGGTGTTTTCAACATTGTTAATTGAAAGGTCAGACTTAAATTCATTTATTGTCCGTCCGGTCAACCCCGTTGATCCGTAAACTGCTACCTCACCGGAACTACACGCTTCATCCAGCTTAACTATATTGTCATTTGCTAAACCGACCTCACCGCCAATACGGGTTGCGGTAACAGCACCTCCAGATGTTGACTGCCGCCCGATATACAAACGCTTGGTTCCGTTAGCCCAAGCTAACTCGCCATAAACAACGTCTGAATTACTTGGGTTGCTTGTGCTGTCCCAAGTTGAATTTTTCTTAATCTTTAAAACATTTGCCATTAGTTAAACTCCTCACATTCTATTACTGTGTGTCCGTCTGAGTCTACCGATCCAGCAACAACTCTTTTGTACTCTGAACTATCTGAAATTCTTAAATCGCCATCATAAACTAAAGTGCCGTCAGCAACGGCAGGAACGCTGCCTTCATTGGTTAGCTTTATCTTCGCCCCTTGCTGAAATTCATGCGTAACGTATATTTTTTTTGATGCCATTACTTCGCCACTATTCTTGTTGAAATACTTGGGTCGCTAACATTCACCGTTACATTACTTGACGTTGCCGTTACTTGCGCGTCGATCATCTCATAAGTTCCGCTATTATTTTTAAATACCGTAACATCTGGAATGTACCCAAATGTATGTGAAAAACTGCACGGGTAGTTACTCGTATTAGGGACAAACTCTATAACCTTCGGAGCGGAACTAGTGGTCGTCGTTGAATTACCATTGCTCGTAGTCGTTGTCGGGGTTGGATAAACGTGATTGTCTACGTTTGTATAATAAGCCCCTTCTTGGTTATCTAGCTTGTCGGCGTTGTCTGCTGTTTCGGCTTTTAGATTTCCGCTGGAGTCGCGTTGCGGAATTGCGTTTGATCCGGATCCGACTGCTACCTCTTCCGGTCTTGTTGCTCCACCGACTAGGGTCTTGCCTTCTTTCAGGTCAGACTTCTGAACCAGCTTGCTGGTATCGACTATCGATTGCTCGCCTGATTCTGGCAGATTGATTGTCAGCTTCCCGCTACGGGATAGCCTTGCATCACCTGTCACTCGAACCGCCTTGAGCCTGCCATCCTCTTGCGCTACCAGCACCTCACCCTCTCCAGCCTTCTCCAGCTTGGAGTGTTTGATGTTGGCGTTCTTACCTACCTTGGTGTCGGTAATCGCCCCTTGTGCAATCTGGGCGGCAGTAATCATTAATAAAGATAAAAATGCAGACTGTTAAATGATATCTGATCACCAACCCCGCTTACTGAAGCGTGTACTCTAATTGTAAACTCCCTGTTGCCGTCTATTGCTGCCTGATATTTTACAATAACCGGATATGCATTATTTACCGTGCTAGTTCCAGTGCTTCCCCATCCAAAAATAGTTGGAGCGTCACCTGTCCACAAATCTTCGTAACCGCTCTCGAGTTTTATTTTATATTCGCCTTCTTGTGATGGAGCGTTGACTTTTCTTATTTCCTCAATGCCGTGCTTTGCTAAAAAAGTAAAATTACTGTTTGTATAATTAGTGTCTTTACTGTGTGCTGCATTAGCGTGTATAGAAGCAAACGCTTTTGGAATGCATGGGTGATGACCAAAAACAAGAGCAGCCTGCTTGGCTTGTGAATATACAACTTGGTTTTTTTCGGACGCTTGCAGTGCCTCTGCTTTCCCGTTCCAACCTGTGGACCCTGCTTCAGCAGCCGGGTTAAACCCTATTATCCCTCCCCAGAAATCATTACTGTCTTTAGCTATGCCCCCACTGTTGTTGGATGCTGCACCACCTCCCGGTGTTATCTTGTCCAGTGTCACTGAGTAAACGCCAAGCTCCTCATTGCCAACAGACTGTCCCTGCATCATTGATTGTGTGATGGCATTTTCTTTAATCAGCATTGTAATAGAACTGGCATCTTGCTGATCAACAAATATCGAAGAACTACTTGATAGAACTTTACTCCTTACAGACCAATCACCTGTCCATGTGCTGTCCGTTCTTGTTGCGTGTCCAATCAAAAAGCTGTTAGGCGAACCAGCCCATAGTTCATCAAATTGCCCTGCCGTCCCTCCGTCAATTGCACCACTCGCAAGGATTACTCCTTTCTTATTGGAGTGAGTTTGTGGGTTCATTGTGAAGCCGCCGGGAGCAGACGCCTGCAATGCTGCAACGCCCATCTTTGTAGCTGTTACCGCTTCGTTTGCTAATTGCGTTGTCCCAACTGAACTGGCCCCAAGCTCGCTAGCATCGATGGATCCACTGACCGCAACTGTCGGCGTTGCCGCAGCATTCAGCTTCCCTGTTGTCACCGTTTCATTGTCAGTGAATGAATGTCCCGGTGTTACTGTTACGTTTAAACTCATACTGCTTCAGAAGTTATTGTTCTGGATCTTTGATTTCCTAAAAGTGTTATCTCTTTAACATCCACAACTCCGTACTGATTAGTGTCGGCTTGTGTTGTTATCTTTACTTGAGCGAACCGTCCCTCCTTTGTAAATCGGTAACGGTCCATCCAAGATTGCTTTAAGTCAGGAGTGAAGCCGTTGCTTCCTGTCACAAACGGAATAGCAATGCTGTAGTCCTGACGGTTGGCTTTGTGAAAGTCGTTGTTGGCATTGGTAGCCACATAATCGGAATCCGCAAAGGTCTGGTATTTGGTGCGGTCAAATTTCTTGTTAGTCACCAAGTCTATGCTCTCCTCAACACCATCAACCAAAACCGAAATTGATAGGTTAGGATTCCAAGTTTCTATCCCAATCGAAACAGCCTGAAACCGTTTCATGTCCGGAGTACTTCCGGTGTATCCGCGAGTCACCAGCTCGGTGCTAATTGTCTTCTCCTCTACCTTGTTGGTTGTGGTGTTTATAACCTCGTCCAAGTAGCCACCAAACATTGGGTCGTCATACAACCCAAGCGTTCCGTCACTCGAAACGAAAAACAAACGCTTCGCTCCACGATACTCTTTCAGGATCCACTCACGAATACCTGACCATGTGTTGCCTGTTAGTTTTCCAATCGCATCACCATGGTCAATGCCAGCCCAAGCCTTGTTAATAAAGTCATACACCAGTACGGCATTATTCTCTTTTGGGTTGTCACCGTTAAGACCCTTCAAAGGGACTGCCAAATAATATTTGTTATCATGGTAAACACCTACGGCCCGGTGAGCGTATGGCCAGTTGATGTTCTTGATGATGTTGCTTATTGGTTCAGATAGCGGAACGTCTACACCTTGAGTCTGACCAGACTCGGTCATCTGTAGGCTGACTACTCCTCTTTGGTCTGACAGGAAGATAAGATCCTTTCCCGCCGCCGCCAAACTTTTGGGAGCTTTAAGTCCGTATTGGTCTGTAACCAAATCCAAAAAACTACCGGACAAATCACCATAAAGATTTCGGACTGCATATATTGATCCAGTTTTAAATACCAACAGTGTTTGCGGGTCGAACTTGAACACTGCATTCAGCTTATCAGACGATCCGACATTCACACGAAGGCTGGACCTAGTGGGTTCGTAAGCCGTGTAATTTAGGTAATCACTGACTGCCAGCTCGTCTTTGCCGTGCGGAATGATTAAGCGGTTACCAAAGTAAACTCCTGTCTCTGCATTTGGTATGCTTTCAAGCCCGGTGCCGTTTGGGTTTTCATCTACATCTTCACTGTTTGTTTTTCCGACACGGGAGAAGCCAGATAAATTTTCTTCCAACTGCAAAGGCTCATCGTCAACCCCCCGGAACATGATCAGCTTGTCAAAGCACTGAACAAACGCAACCGCATCGTGCGACCCAGATATCAGGCTACTGTAGTGCGTTGCATCATCGGTTGCCGCCTTGTACAGCTTCCCGTCAACTTTCAGTTCTTCACTGGCGTTGTTTTCCTGATTCAGGAACACGCCGGTAGTAGTCGCAACAATCAGGTACTCAATATCGTTTGGTGTCCGGAACACTCCTGCACCAAGAACAGATCCGTATTTAAAAACTAAAGAACCTTTATCGGTCCAGTTAGCCGTGTTGACTGTAACGGAAGGACCAGAACTATTGTATGCCGTGACAGGCAATTGCGTTGAGTCTGAGTTGCTTGCTGTTCGCTGAAAGTAAGGACCAGCAAGCCTGTTGCTACTGGGGCCAGCATTAGCTGCCGGTGTTACACCGTTATACGCTTCTGTCGCTGTAACAACTACAGTGTTGCCATCGCCTCCTGAAGCGTTGTTTATTTTAAGACCAGAGTAGCGGACTATGTCTCCGTTACTGTAAGCCTTGTTTTCGTAATAGCCTGAAGCCTTGTTTGACCAAGGCAGAATCTTTACCCCTTTGCGCGTAGTAGCTACACCATTAACGAATCGACGGTTCTTGGCTGAAGACACAAGACCCTGTTTTGTCAGGGCAGGGTCAGTCCGACCGTTTACTCCTACGAATCCAAGATCGACATCCGTTATTGGTGGTTGGGGCATGACTCAATTTCACGTTCAAGTTTTGCTATCGTCTTCAGTGTTTCCCGGCACCAATCTGGACTCGCCAGTGCTGCCTTCCTGAAGCCCTTCTCGTTCACGCCCGTCATCAACCGGTTCGTGTTGTTCAACGGAACCGACTGACATCCCACGGCCAATAATGCCGTCAATGGCATCATCAATCCCCAAGACCTTTTCAGCGTACCGAGCATTAGCTTTCTGAATTCGATAAGCATCCACTGCCTGCTCAAAGATCTTGGCCAAGTATGGCACCGCCTTGAACAGGGCAATGATACCCTGAATCATTGGGCTATCTTTTTAGCTTCGGACTTTACTCCGCTCCGAACGAACATCGCCAGCAGTGCTGTGACAACTGTCGATATCATTGTGCCGAGAGGCATCGCATCTGGGTCTTGAAGGAACATGCCGATACAAACAGCAATGGCTCCGACCCCGGTCGAGTAGGTTTTCTTTCCTGATAACATCTTACTTCTTATTTATATTACAATGTATCTGGTACACCTTATATCCAAGGTATACCAAAGTCAGGAGGCTGACCGAAATCTTCAACCAAAGGTCTATGTTCAACAACAGGTTACCAACGCCTGCTGTCGATGCTAAAACTACTTTGGCGTCGTCAATCCAGTTCACCCTCTTTTTCCGGTTCCGGAGCCTCTGGCTCGTCGTCCGGAATGTCTTTCACAAGTTCAGCCAAGACCTGTCCAGCCTTGTTAACTTGCTCATGTGCTTCACGTTGCAGTGCTGCCATTCCAGCAGCCTGATACAGTATGTTTAGTGCCTGTTTTGCATTCATGTGACTAACTAAATAAATTCGGTAAAGACAACAGATACGTCAGACGTAGCTGGACCGTCATATGCGTTAATGAGCATATTTTCTCCTGCCGCCAATTTTAACTGATGGCTGCTAGAAGAAGGCGTTGCGGTAGTAAAGTTGACATACGCAACTCCAGCCGTGCTGTTTGAGATAAGCAACTGACGTCTTGCGTTATTTGACACAAGAATTTGATTTACCTTTGTGGCACCAGAACTAGGTGCCTGTCTTACAGTGTTCATTTTAGTAACCTTGAAATTTTGGTTGAACCGTGTCGCCCTGTTGGTTGGTTGCTTTCTTAACCTCACAACTCAACAACCGGTTCGCCTCGTTGAATTGTACGCTTGCCAGATCTGTCTTTTCATCCAGCAACAAAATGTCTGCCGCAATAGCCTTCTCCAGATAAGCTCCGAAGATGTAAGGAATTTCTACCTTCTCCCACTTGACATGAATTGTTCCGTTTGTGCTGGGCGTGTCGGTAGTCGTTTGACTTAAACCACTGGTCGCATACTTGACCTCGTAGAATTCACCAACGTCCCGGCTGTCAGCTCCTTCATGGTAAACTTGCTGACCGGAATAATATGTCTTACTGGAATCAAACTTGTCTCCGTTTATTTGCGGTGCGCGTTTCCTGAATTCCAGATAGATGCAACTCTTGTCCACATACGGAAAAACAACCCCGATGTCCTTAATCTCATACGGGAATGTTTCGTAATCCAGACTGAGCCGAGGATCCTTTGAGGTGCCTCTGTATACTGACCCGATTTCTGTCTTCATGGTTTTCTGCTCAAAGCCCACATACTTGATGTAGTCTTTCAGCTCGGTCCATTCAGATGCGGTTCCGGGTACACCGCCTTGAACGCTCGAAGTATTAGTCCAATACTTTTCGGTTCCGGAATGATAGACTTCGGAGTTGATCGGATAGGTGTAGGTTGCTGTCGCATTCCAATCGTCTCTCCAGAATCTTTTTTCTATAGTCATCAGGTCAGGCCAGAATTCCATTTCGTATGCCTCCCTGAGACGACGATTCATTGCACCGCGAAACAGCACAAATTCGTCATTGGTTAAATTGGAGTAGAGGCGGCCTGTTGACTCGACCGCCCCTTGTAGAACATTTTTGGCAGAAACCGTTCTCACTTTTTACGGTTGCTCGATTTACTGCCGTGTCCCACTTGCGTCTTTGTCCCTACAGAGTTAACGGCTACTTCGGGATGACGCTTTATTACCCAGTTAAGATAATCGTTGTCTTGGACAGATTCCCCTTTGCGAACAAAGTTAGAAATATATCCATCGTAATCAAATCTAGCGACCAACCGGCCAAACCCATTGCTTGACCGGTGGTCGCGTTGATTCTCCTTGGCGATATTCTTTTGATTGATTTCGGATTGAACCATTCGCATCTGATGACCTGTCACCAATTCCTTGATGATGGCATTCTTTTCAGAAGGCGAAAAACAATCGAGATTAACGTCAAGGTCTGACATTATTTGATCAGCTTAAACGCACCAAGCCCAAGCGGGTTCTTAACGCACAAGCCAGCAATTGCATCGACTGCGAAACGCTCACCAGCACCTTGGTTAGGCAGCGGTTGAACCTGTGGCAACTGATGGAAGCGAAGCTCCAAAAGATCCATGTCCAGAACGTAACCGTAAGACAGGTTAGGGTTAGCACCAGCACCAGTGGCACCAGAACCAGACCAGCTAACAGCTTTATTGCCTGCCGCTTCACCTTCCGAGCTAACTGGGAAGTTAAACGCATTCCACAAAGTCGGCACTAACTGAAGCGTACCAAAGTCGCCCTCGTAAACATCGACGGTCGAGATGACCTTCTTGTCAGCGAGAGGAGCATTGTAGCTTCGAGCCACTGTAGCGGCGGCGTTAGATCCGACCGTAACAGCCGTGAAGTCCTTAAACCTCTTTTTAAAGTTAGGACCACAAAGCAATGTCTTGGTGTTAATCTTACCAGTTTGCTCGTAGATACTTTGCAGAACTCCGTTAACCTCATCTTCTGTAATAGTAGATGTAGTGGTAAGAACATGAGCAGCATCGGAAGAGTTAGTAACCGTAGCTGCGTCGTTATCGGTTGCATCCGAATCAAACACACTAGCAGCCGGGGTTGTGTAACCAGCAGGAACAATTCCAGCAGTATCATGGTCATCAATAAACGCACCAAGAGACGCTGTCTTGTTTCCTGCCGTTGAACTACCGGTAACCGCGCCAGCATTATACCAACCATTTTTCGCAGCACCTGTTTTTGGAATATGATCAGCACAAAGGCGGACTTCCATGTCGCGCTTTAAGGCAAGCAACTGCTTACGAACTGCATACGCTCTTTGGTTAGCAACGCCAGCCAAGTTAGTAGCGGACTCGGTCAGTTTGGAAACCAATGCAGCACGGCGGAACCACTGAACACGGTTGTTCATTATGGCGTACTCATCGAGTACATGGCCGAAGTCAGATTCGTTATCTCCGTCAACATTAACAGAGGTGAACCCGTGCTGTAGATCGCGTCCATCAATTGCCGCATTATCCTCTGCCGCTAATTCCTTATCGACAGGCCATTCAAAGTTGAGGTTAGTAACTCCCCCAGCTTTCGGAATCATTGCCATCAGCGGACACTCCTTGGCGTCTACCAATGTGATTGCGTTGAGTAAGTCGCGGTTAGAACCGCCCGGTGCTGGACCAAATATAGCGGCATTAGATCCGCTTTCATCGTTTTGTGTGTAACTATATAAAGACGATTTGTTCGACATTTTTATTCTTCATTCACTGAAGAACCCCTGCATTCACTAGCATGTCATCTAACGAATCTTTTGAAGGATCCGAGAACAGACGATCACGGGAAGACTCATAGGTTGCGGCTACATCATCACTCGCGGCTGGTGCCGCCTTCGGTTTGCCGGGACTTATTGGTTGCTTTTTGGTTTTGGTTTTAGCTGTTGCTTTTACCTTACCACGTTGCTGTTCAATCATCACTCCCGTGACGTACCGAGCAATTTCCAGTTTACTTGTAGGTACGCTGGCCAAAGCTGGTGATGCCTTAACGACTTCCCCGAAAATCTCCATCTCTGCGGACTTATCATCCGTTAGCCATGGATATACTTGCTCGGCATGGGCATCGAATTGCTCCTTATGTTGAAGCTCCGTTTTTCGTTTCGGGATATTCCTAGATAGATTTTTTGAACTGTTCCGTTCGATGTTCCGGATTTCCTTACGGACCTCCGTCTCTGAAGCATCTTCATCAATCTGCAATCCCTGCTCCTTGAGGTTTGCTATAACCTGTTCAAGACCATCATCAAGCAGCATGTCCTTTTGATCCTCGACAAAATCAAGTCGCGCTTCCTCAAGCGTAACCAAGTCATCTAGCTCCTTATTGGAGTTGATATGTCCGAGGGGATTAGCTCCCTGCTGAACTGGTTGTGGTGCGGTAGCTTTCGCCTCCAGCTCCTCAACACGATCCTGCAAGTTGTCACGTTCCTCTTCAGCCGTGCGTAATTTTCGAGTAAATCGGTCTATACGCTTCTGATACCAATCAGGCGCATTACCATCTACTTCATCATCCTGTGAAAGAACCTGATCTTCCTCTTCGGCTTCTGACGGTTCTTCTTGGTCAGTCACCTCCGGTTCTGCCTCCTCTTCACTCGAAGGGAGTTCTGATCCATCTTCTCCACCTAATCCCTGAACCAGTAACTGATCCAAACTAGGCATCTCTGCATCTTGACCTGATGCGGTTCCGGTTTCTTTTTCGACGCTTTCCGTAACGTCACTTTCGTTATTTGCCATGCTAATTATTAATACCCTGCAAGTAAGGTAGACATCGCGTAAGGTGCGAAGAACCCGTCCGAGTTATAACGCCGAATCAAGCGTGTAGTTATAACAATTACCTGGGTATTGGGATGATAAGTATAATATGAATAATAAGAGTTATTTAGTTGGACATAATGGTGTTGACCGAAACTCAAAAAACCGTGTCAACCGATTTTTTTAATTTTTTATTTCCTAGAAAACAGAAACATTTTTTCCCGAATAACCCCCGATTTCGAGAATTTCAAAAACTCAATATGATATAATAGTCGTTCGCTTCGATCTTGAGGCGTTCTTTGAAAACTAAAAAAGTAACATGAGTACATTATTAAATCGAATGATGGGCAATGTGTTTTCCGCGAACCAAGTTTGCTTGGAATGCGGAAAGGCATTAACAAGCAAAAACAAAACTAAACACATGACTTGTAAATCATGTGAGCGAAAGGAGGTGAAAAAAAATGAAGAATAAAAAGCTACCTGATCGGTTTGATGTTCAGTGGAAGCGGGAAGTGCCTAAAAAGGGCTATCCTAATTTCGAGTACATCAAGTGCGGACATTCCCCCGCCGAAGCGTTTCGACAATTCCGAAAGCAGAAACGCAAAGGCAAGGAGGATATAGTTATAGTCCGGTACAGTTGCGAGGCAGTGCAAATGCCAATGTTCGGATGGTGTCCAGTTCTTGAGGTAATTGGACACAACTATTCCGGTAACCCCGGAGATTGGAAGTAAGCTAGACGGATACTAAACCAACAGCCCCGGCACCTTTCGGTGCGCGGGGTTTTTTAATTTAAACTACTTCGCCAGTAGTCTCGTTAACTGTTGATTTGCGGAGCTTGTCCAGATGCTCTTGGAGTTGTTTCAATGCGTATACATATCCAGCACTCCAGTGCCTGTCCTCGTCTCCAATGCGTGAAGCGATTGCCGAGTTTATACCGTTGTCGATATATTCCTCGAACAACTGATTGACGGCAATGTAGACAACATTGTCATCAGTCAGGCTCTTCAGCGCATGTACCAGTTGTTTAGTATCTAGTTTTGCACTCATGGTTTAATAGCCAGACTCCTGCCCGGAACCAACAGGCTGGACTCCGACTCTCCCTACTTCCGCATTCTGTCTTTGCTGTACGGAATGCTGAAGATTCTTTGCGTAGTTCTCGACTAGTGCCGTGAACCGTTCGTCACCGCCCTCCTGCATCAGCTCCTGATACTTCGGATTGTTGCCGAGGATCTGTTGCATGAACTGCAACTTCATTTCGGCAGCGGGATCGTTCTCGGTATATTGCGGCTCATTGCCCAGTGCCATGAACCCAATATCAGAATTAACCTTATCAAACGCTTGTTGAGTTGCTCCGGTCTTGTCCTGCACAACCATGTCAGCAAGTACCGGGTCGATCAGTGTCGCCTTGAACTTGGTATAGGCTGCACGGTCGATCACGCCTGCCGTATCCTCCGGAAGAACGAACTGACTCATGGCCTGCAACTTGGCGGACATATAATCCTGATCCAGCTCGCGGACATCGAACACGGTGCGGAAATCGTAGTTGCCTTGAATCTCGGCTGAAGACTTTGGCAGTTGCATTTCCTTGCCAGCAATTCGAGCAAGCTCCTCGTCACTTACGAATTCCTGAATCAGCTTGAACATCATCGTAAAGGCTTCGGACCAGCAGGACATATAAGTGTCCACCATGGACTGCCTACGCATCGCGCTTGTGTTCGGATCTATGCCTTCACCCATGCGACCGAAAAACTCGTTAGCCTGACGCTCGACGTACTGGATGATCTGCAAACTCTCTGCCGGGTTGGACCGGGGCGGATCCAGATAACGAACTTCGCCCTGACGCATTTCCGCAATCGCGGTGCCGGGTTTGAATTCGTAATTGGATCCTGACCTCGCGGCGTGAACTATAGGCGGATTAATAATCAGGCTGGCCCGGTCCGACAACATGTCTCGCTGGGTTTTAATCTCGTCCTGCCATGTCATGCATATTTCCGGAACGCCTCGACTGTCGCGGAATTTGCGAGCTACCGATTCCCGTCTATAAGCCACGAACGGATAGACTCCAGACATGTAGTCAAGCATGTCCTTTTTCCCGCTTGCGTCGGTGATATGCGGCGTAAAAACACAACAGTGAATTCCCGGCATACCATCATCATCAAGCTCCCTATAATAAGCATATACAATTTCATACAATCCTTCCTGTTGGCCAGTGTCGTTTGTGAACTGAGTATATGTATCCTCGTACACCATACCGGGCTGGCTCTTGGTTGCTATAACACGCTCGACCCATTTCTCGTCAAACTCACCCTGACGCAATTGCATCTCGGTCATCCATACCCGGCGGAAACAATAACGCGCATCCTGCAAATCAATTGTCTCTGGCGGAACAAAGAAGTCATCGTCCAAACGGAGTGCAGTTATGTTCGGAGTGTTCTTGGTAATTTCGGCAACCGGGATTTCAGTTACTCCATTATTTCGCAACTCCTTAATTCCGCGACGAGCCGTGTTGCGTCTGACTTCCATCAGTGCGGCTACAATTTCGACGGCAGCATCTTCCTGCTCCGGATCCATAATCATCTGGGGAAGTTGAGCCTCGGCAGATTGCGGATCCGCTTCCTGCGAAAACGCAACAACGTCCTCCATGGTGACAGGCTTGTTGGCCTTGGTTTCCTCCTTCTCCCAACCTATCTGTAGAACGCCGGTTCCGTATTGCTGGCCATAGTTGGCGAGCAGATGAGCTTCATGCCGAAGCTCGTTCATCAGCTTATTCTCCTTATAGTATTTGAGCAGGGTGGTTACCAACGTGGATTGCGATCCGTCACCCGATTCAGTCGGGCTGGCACGAAGTATTCCGCGCTGGAATGCGGTCGTCATTATGTCCGAGTTTTCACTGCATATAGCGTCAGCCAATCGGACCCGGACATCACTTGCCCCGTCCCATGGAAAAACCTTTTTCTTGGAATACTCGTATTGGTGCTTACGGCCATCGTCGGTCTGACCGTCCCATCGGCAAAATCGAATACTGTCAGCCCGGAACCAACTTGTGTAGGTATTGTTGAAACCCCCGGCTCGACTGTACTCCGACGCGATTTGTTTAACGTCTAGTTTTGACATAGTAATTCTTTCATGTAGTCAGCTAGTTGCTGCTTTATAAATTTTCTTTTTCTGTGGACCGGAACAACGGTCCTTAACTTTCCAGCATCGGCTAGATACTGAAGCTCCTTGATGGTCAGGCCCGAAAACTCTGACGCATCCTTAAACGATAATAACTTTGGAAATGTTTCCATTAGTAAGCTCCTCCCCCGCTGACGCCGACCATGTCGGTCGTCACCAGTAAATTCTCTTCTTGTATAACGTAACGGCAACAGTCAATCGGATCCTTGCTCGCACCATGCTCCTTGTCCGCCCCCGTCCATTCGCGCAGCGAATAGATCAAATTTTTACAGTCACTGCTGACAAACATTTTTGGTTTGTTGTCCTCGAACATTGGCTTGTGCGGATCGTAGTACAGCATGTCATTTATCAACGTGACGCCTTCCTCAATCTTGGCACCTGAAGCCTGATCAAACCAAAGCCCATTCTCTCCCAGCTTTAGCTCGTCCAGTATCTCCCTGCCGTCCATGCTTTTTGCCCTCCCGGCTCGCGGATCTATCAGGCGTTGAAAGATGGGTTCGCCCTGTTCCAGATCCAGAATGAGACGCTTGTATTCAGATATACTGTTGGCACCTCCACCAGCTCGCTGGGCTGGTCCGGGTTGTCCGTCAGGCTTCACTCCGGGCAAGCTCCATTCGCCCATGCTGTAGTCAGGCCACTCCCGGTAAAAATATATCCTGCCACCAACAGCCCTAGCCCAAAGAAAAAACCAGTTACGCGAACCCGCTGGGTCCGTCACCATGAAATTCTGTCCACCCGTAGGGATGTCTTTTGGATCGATTATATGACCGTCACCAAACCTCGGAAACGCATTGCCAACCGAACTGTCAGCCCAACCGTATGCGCGGATCTTTACGTCGCTTGAGTGTGCGCCATCGAGTCGCTTGACCAGCTCCTTGTACGGGTTATATGGATTGAACTTTGTGAAGAACCAAATCGCTGCCGTCTTCTCCTTATGGCATCGCATGGTGTAGGGCATCTTGCCCTTCGGGCCTGCCGGTATGTTGATGGCAGGCAACAGCTCGCTATCACTCCACTCCGTTACCTCTCCCCCGGAAACAAAATCCTTAACGACAGGAGTCATGCCCTCGACCGGCGTGAAGGATAAAATCAACTTACCTGAACGGGTAACCAAACGGAACCGGATCGTGTCGAGCAGTGCCTTCGGAATCAGCTCGTCAGCCCAGCAATAGTCCAGCTCCAAACCCTCGACCGTCCTCGGATCCTGCGAGTAATGCATACACCATAGCTGGCTACGGTTCGGCATGATGAACGTCGATTCTGTAAAACCATTCTTCTGAGTGTAGGATATATTCGCAACCGTTGACCTGATCTTTCTGCCCTTAAATTCTTCAGGCAGATACTTATACAAAACCGGCTGTTGCGTTTGGAGTGAGCTTTGGTGCGTAGTATGAAAAGCGACTATTCTTGTGTCCGGTTTTTCCAACAGTTTCTTGATGCAAAACTTTGCACAAAACTCTGTCTTACCGGAACGGTTGCCCCCGGAAATAAGAACGGCATCGTTCTTCTCTACCAGCTCCTCTGCATCCTTCCAATGAAACGGCTCGTAGCCGTGGTTATAGGGATCTGTCCTTTCAAGCCCTATCTTGGTGCCTCTAGCCTGCAAGGCTTCGCGCAATTTTTTTTCACCACCATCCTGACGCAAGACAAGTTTAGCATCCTCCCGTGTTATCATTCGATACACCGGATGCGGTTCGTATGCGTACTTCTCCCAGTTCAAAACTTTTGCAATTCAGGTTGGTCTATCATGTAGACTTTTTTGCCCCGCATCTCCTTCAGGTTCTTGTCCTGAAACACTTGATCCTTATCGGCATATCCAACGATCTTGAATTTCGGAATCTTGCCTGTCACCAAAACGTAGTGGGTCGTCTCTGCCTTCTTTTTTTCAGGCAACACCAACAGCCTGCCGTCAGGGTAATGAGTCTGTTTGACGTCCACCTTGCCGCCCAGTTGTGTGAGGCAATCAAACGTCAGCGATTGAGGTGACAACGAGAAGTCCGGATACAGATTGAAATACTTACAGAACGCAACCTCGGCACCCATCCCGTCCATGTCCATGGACTGCTGGTCCAACGGTCCGCGCCTGCCATCCTTAATGCCTGCCGAACGCGCAACAGTGTTACGCATCAAGCCAAGCATGGTCGCCATCAGAACCTCTCCGTTGTCGAGTTCAATCTCCATCGCTCATAATCTGCTCAACCATCTCTACGTCCGCACGTTTAGGCTTACCACCGTGCGCCATCCTGACCGCCTGCACATAGTGCCAAAGATCAATTATCTCCTCCTCTATATGCGTTAAGGCAAAGGAAAGATCCTTGCTCTTCTTTACCAAACAGCCGCCATGTTCATCCTGTCCAGCTATATACTTTCCGTAAGCCAGATCCACGAAACGGTTCACGCTATGATGCGCTACATCTTCAGGTTTCATAATAAACTTTTCCACCAACGGAATGCTGTAGGGTTGGCCTTCCATAGCGTACACAACCCGGTCGCAATCCGCCTGCTCACTTGCTCCTCCTTGGTCCACTCAACCCCCATCAGGTTGCCGACCGCATGGATGCACTCATGCAAAAAAACATCCGCCTTGGCCTCGTCCGCCAACCCCTGATAGATAACAATCGTCTGCCCCTCAAAATCGCACCAGCCATCCGCCTCGGCTGCTACATGCTCGGTCTTGGAGCAGAACTGCACCCGGTACGTCAGGTTCAGGATCCGGATCCTTTTGGGCGGATTAATCTTCATAAAAACACTCGACCTCGAACCCCTGATCCAGCTTCTCCATCAAATCATTCAGGACCGCAAACTCCGCCTCCTGACCATCAACACCGTGATGGCTTGCCCTATCCCATATGGCCTCAATCCAATCATCACGCTCCTCCTGATTAGGTTGCCCCTTTGACCGCAACGAACAACTCACCTTCGGACCCACAATCGACATCCGCAACGTGAAGTCCGGTGCGTTATCAAATTTAAAATACCAAAACCTCGTATCACTCATTTCCAAAAACCCGGTCGTCTAGGTGCCGGTCCATCCACAATCCATCCATTCAAATTCTTCTTGTACCGTATCGGACACAACTCTCCCCGCCCATTTGGCATGTACAGTTTCGCGTCCTTAACCCTAACCAGCCTGTCACCGTCAACCTCGACAATCTTCTGGTTGCGAAATCTCCAATTCGTCACCTTGCCCTCAACCACCTCCGGTTCCTCCACAACCACCTCGTAGTCGTCCGGAAATAGCTCCTGAGAGACTTTCCTAATCCCAGAGGGTAAATACTCCACCCGCTTATGCTGGCCGTGCTTGTAGTCGTCACCAACCTTGAGGATCCGCTTCCGAATCTCCTTCACCGTCTCCCGGCCAACTCCAAGGTCTGCTGCCAAATCAACTTCTGTCATTCCACTCCTTCCTTATTTTCCGTTTCCGTTTCCGCCATTTTCCGGGCGGAAAGAACCGGGCCAGCCAGCCCTTAACCATTTTACTGTCTCAACACTATGAACGCCTCCGTGGATGAGGACTTGAAACAACTGGCCAGCCCGGTCAAATGCGCTTTTGTCAAAATTTTCCATATGGACTAATGAATATAAGGGGAGGACCGCAAGGGTCCGAACCGACCCCCCCCTCCCCCACTAGATGTAGTGGTGGGAAAGCAATTGCAACACAATATGTAGTGGTTGGTCAAATTAGCGGAATTGGTTGTATCAGGTTGTATCACTTTGATTTTGAGCTGAATTCAGGAAACCCCCATAAACATTGGGTGAAACAGGTGTTAGTGCCACAACTCATTGTTCTTTCACTTCAATAACGTCAGCCTTTGGTAGCTTGTTCAGCAGATCCTCGACACTTTCTTGGGACAACTTAACGTGTTCATGCCGAATAGTTTGCGTTTCTCCCCGGATGTGGCTGGCCTTTTCCACCGATATCCCCATAACAATCGATTTAGTTTTAGGATCCACCCGACCATTCTCTAGGTCTTCTATCAGGGAATCGGCACATTGCTCACTGATGTAGTCCAGCTTGGTAGCCATCCGTTTCTTGTGGTTTGGTATCAGGTTGAGGTGTCTCTCTCTGATGCCTTGAAGTGTATTGAATCCGACTCCTGAATACTCTGCCACTGCTGATATTGTGGCACCGTCGCGGAACATCTGGAGGCACTGACGATACAGCACTGGGTCCACATTCTTACCTCGCCCGGAATCAGGTGGGCCGGGGAGATTTGCTAGGTCAGCCGGGAGGTGCTGGTTGGGTGTTTTTGAAACCGGTTTAGGTTTGGTAGGTTTTTGCATATCTTTTAGCGTTCTTTAATCTTTCAAGTAGGACAATTGCGGTCCTGTCGCCCTTTCTGGCGGCTGTTCTGAGGCCATACTCGGCAGTCTTAACTTCAGACAACCATGGCTTTTTAAGGTCCAAAATGCGTTTTGCGTAGGAAATCCAGTATTTAGTCGTCCCATATTTGCGTTCTGAGGGCTTTTTATTTTCTCCGAGGGTCATAGTCCCATAGCAATTGGCTTCAACTCCTTGCGCCGTGCTACGAGCCTCTTGTAGCTATCTTTTATGTGTTGAGGTACTCCGTTCCAGTGGTATCCACCTCCGGGTTCAGGTGTAGCGTGTCGTTCTTTGATGGTCTTGATTTCGATGTTGACCAGTTCGAGCTGTTGTCTCGCATCGTATGGGGTAGTGGGTTGTGAGGATCTGGATTGCGAACCGGCGATAACCCAAGTGGCAGGGTCGTCCATAAACCGCTCTTGCCTGAACCAAGTGGACGGGTGAGGCGTGAACTCCATCTCAAGATCTTTCCGGGCTTCAGCGTAGGCTTTGGTCTTATCCAGAATGAACTCGTAGCCATGGTTCCTGATAGCCTCCTTAATCGGGTCAGTTGCAGGCTTCTTACCTACTCGTCTGGGGTACAGTTTGAACACCTCTTCAACTTGATCCATATATACAACAGTTTTAGTTTCTGTTTCTGTTTTATGATGGCTGGCGTTTTCCCTGTCGTTTATAGGGACATTTTCACTGGCGTTTTCACTGGAAATTTTCCAGTGAATGGCATTTAAGGTAATAGAATTAGGGGTATTCTTGCACCCTCGTTTTACCGAAATTAGACCCGTTTTTACCAACACTTTGCGGCACCTTATGAGTGTCTTCTCATCGCACTGCACAAGGGCTGCAAGTTGCTGGTTTGTTGCACCGAATGGATTCTTCCATCCGAGCTTATTGGAGAGGTTGAGCAGGCCAAAGTAGAGACGGGTAGAGCTGCATGGAAAAGTGTGTTCCATGTCCAGCCGCCAAAACTGGTTGACCAACTCGATGTAGTTCATTTCTTGCCTCTTTGATTCCGAAGATACTCGCGGCGTAGCTCGACCTCGGCTGGCGTGTTGGGCGCCATGCGGCCAATTGCGATCATGTGTCGGATCTTGTTGGTCATCTTTTTGTTAACCTCATGCCAGTTGGTTTCGGTTAGTGAATAATGACCTGAAGCTCCGGGTGTATGTCTGGGCAGCTCGGTCATAAGTCAGAACGCTAATGTGGACAATTCTTGTGCCGGGTAATAGTTCTTGGTCCAGCACCACAAGGCGTGAAGATTAATGAACATCTCGTAGCCTTTCTTTTGTTCCTCATCGGTCCACAACTTCTCGTAACAGTCAGTCGGCTCGACGGTGTTAATGACTACAGACAGGCATCGTGGCTTGTAGTCGATGCACTCACTGTATGCTGCTAATTGAAGGATCCACTTATCGTAGTAAGTAGGTCGGAAACCCTTCTTTAACTTGCGACACTTTTGGGTCTTAAAATCGACCAGCACCAAGCCGTGTTCCTGATGCTCAAGCAGTGCGTCAGCGCGGCCTCCGTAGCCAAGATCCTTGTTGATCAGAATCTCTTCCGTCCATCGCTTGCTAACGACGTTGGCTTGTATCCATTCGTTTACCTTGACCAGTGTCGGATCTTCCTTGTCCCAGTACTCATTGTTGAGCATCGCTTCCGCGCCGTGATGTACGTCGGTGCCTCGGTCCGCTGCCTTCTTTGTGGCGGCTTTGGAGTCTTCGATAATTGCGTTGGCCAGTGCCTCGATGTCGTCACCATACTTCGCACGTTCCTCTTCAGGCATGGTCAGTGCAGCCTCAAGAATCTGTTGCTGTTTCCATAGCTCCAAACCGGGAGCTGATAGCATCTGATTAATTGAGCTGGGTGATGGTAGTAGAACCTCTTTGCGAGCGTCCCTGAGTGTCTTGCCATAGGCTGGTCTACCGTCAACTGTATACCAGTGGCTGCTGTCTTCTTGTTTTAGTATCATATTATTTTGCTTGGGTAATAAAAAAGGGGAGACTTGCGCCTCCCCTTTTCGTTGCCGTTTAGAACGGCGGTTGTTCCTCCGTCAGTTGACCAGCCACCTCTTTAGCGAGAGATGCAGGGTCAACACCCTCTTCCTTTTTCTCCTCCCGGTCCTTGTTCCGAATGTAAGATCCGGATGGCTTCAATGCCTCACCAGTTTCCTTGATTGCGAAATCAATTAACTGTCGTGGACCGTTTCCGAAATCGCGGTGAACTATGTTCAACTGACATGGCACTCCGACGAGTGATTCAGTGTCGAACTTTTGTTTCTCCGCATCGGTGAATGGACGACCGCGCCAACGCTCCAAAAAGATCCGGAGTGTCGCACGTTCGTGGATGCTCGCCGTGAACTTCTTGCGGATGCTCAACGGCTTGTCTCCTTCAGGCGTCATCTGGTCCAACTCAAAGCCGAGCCAGATGGTTTCACGCTGCTTCACTTCGTCGGGGACGTTGGTGTAAACACCATTGCCTTCGATGATGCCAGCGGCAGCGATTTCCTCGTCAGTCAGGCGAACACCTGTCTCACGATTGATGAACTCCGTTGCGCCTTGGAACTGGTCCACGCACACGGCTCGATGTAACCCTTGATCTGCAAGTACATACTCCCGATCATACGTTCGATTATTTTCTGTTAGTATCATGTTGTCTTTTTTACTCTCCGTTGTTCAGACGTTTAGTATCCGTCTGTTTTGCAAGAGGGTCAGCTTGGGCTTCGGCTTGGGCTGGCCCTTCTTCTTTTGTGGAGGATATGAACTCCCGCACAAAATCCATTAAATCGTTCATGCTCAAAATGGCGACCCACTCGGCATGATTCTGACGCCAAGCAACCACTGGAACCTGACCGGGTTCCGCATCGTACTTGGCCTGATCCATCGCATTGCGAATGTGTAATTTCTCGACCCGCTTAACCTCGAAGTGAATCGGAAGATCCGGGCATAGAACGTCAGGTGCAGCATGGCCTGACTTGTCGCGTCCTGCATTCTGGCAACCTCTAATTGCCTCGTATCCTTGGTCGCGTAGATAGCTGGCAAACTCACGCTCACCTCTAGCTCCTTTGTGTTGGCCGTGTAGTGGACTCATTGTAGGTAGTGTAAACAGTTGAGTGGGTTGTCCTTGATGAACCGGTAAACACTCTTTGCTTCGATGCGTACCAGTGACTCGATCTTGATGGCCTTGAGCTTTCCGGAACGGATGTACTTGTCCACCGTTCGAGTCGTTACCCGGAGATGCTCACTCACCTCTTTCCTTGTTAGATATTTTGTTGGAAACATCAGTTTTGTAGTCCCTCCACTCCTGTTGAACTTCCGGATATACATCCAGCATTCCGTTCATCACCTTGACGTTGTGCATCACCGTTCCATGATCACGCTGCATGACCTTTCCAATTGAAGTGTAGGAGTAGCCAAGGTCGCGGAATAACTTGCTCACCATCCGCCGCAACATAACGACGCGAGGCTTGTCCCTGTCGCGCTTCACGATGTCATCCCATGTCACCTTGTAGCGTGAATGGTTTACCGTTGTGATGGCTTGGATTGGTGGAGCAGTGTCTTCCTCAATCAATGCATGAAACGAAGACAGCACTTGTTTCATGCTTACTTTGTCAGCGGTCGGCATATTGCTTGGTTAATAATTTTACTGGCAGCATCACCCATCTTCAGGCCGTGCATTGCACAATACTTTTTCAGCCGTTTGTGGATCCGTTCATCGATTACTATCGCTTTTATCTTTTTCATGTTTAGTCAGTGTATAGCTGGTTACTAGTCACCTCAGACAAAAAAAAAGGTCAGAGACGTTCAACGTCTCCACCATAATCCTCGTCAGTTCCATACCCTGCACTTGCTAGGGCATCCGCATCTGCCTCGACCGGATCCATGTCCGGTTCATCAGGCAGCAGTGAGTCCATCATCTTTCGAGTTAATTCAATCAACTCTCCGACTCGGTTTTCGAGCAACTCAAGACGGGAGTGGTGTTGCTGAACCAGCTCCGTCATCTTGAGGAATATTTCGTTATTGTTATCCATGATGAATTTTTTTAATTGCTTTCAGGTATTGCGCCTTTACCCAATTTTTTTTTGGTGACTACTTCTTCATCCTCGTTTGCTCGCAAGATATCAACAAGAGTACCAAGTTGGCGTTGCAAGCCTGTAATTTGTTTCTCAACTCGACTGCGGTAATTTTTAAATTCACCAACCTCCAGTTTTAGTGCCTTGGCTTGCGATTCTGCAAATTCAAACTTTGCCCGTTCGCGGATGAACTTGTCTGTCAAAATATGAGTGTCCTCATGGAGGTGGTCGCGCTCCGCCTTCAGCTTGTCAATTTCAGCATTTAATTTGTCTATCTGATCGTGCAACCCTGTCTCAACATCGTCGCGGGTACGTCGGAATGCAGCCGCCACCTTGCGGTTGTGGTTATAACGCAACCCGGCACTTGTTTCGGAAGATTCAATTTGCTTACGAAGTCCCTCAATAGAGTCTCCATTAAACAAAAAACTGCCGTGCTTGTAGATGACATATCCAGTGCATAACCAAGTGGCAACGATGCAGAAAATCGATGACAAAACTATCTTGTGAATTGTGGATAGTTTTCGCGTGTTCCCGTCCGTCGCATCTTCAATTCGTTGAGTCTGGTTGTAGTGCGAAGAACGAAGTGTAGTATCAACGTACTCTTGTGCGGCACGTTCCCCTTCGTTATTATTATCTTTGTTCATAGTTATATTAAGTCCTTTCGGATTTTTGCTTTGGGGTTTGTTTTTTCAAGATGATGGCGAGTCAGCTTCTTAATCAGTGTAGCTAGGGTCAAGCCCTCCTTGGCGGCTTGTTTTTTGAGAAGATCTAAATTGCATTCCCATTCGTAAATGCAAATCCCTTTCTTATCCTGATGTCTGCTGTTCGGCATCGCTGGGACAAGAGGTGACTAGACGGTGAAATCTTTGCAACAACTTTCTTTTAAAAAAAAATAAAAAAGTGGGTTGACATGATACAGGCACCTGTTGCAGTTTGACCCCGTTCGCGGTGCATAGCCACCTGCTAGTCACCGCCCAGAAACCGCAAAACACTAAATAAATAAGCAAAATGACCATGGATACTAAACAGACGGCAGATCGCAAACCGCGATTTGAATTACACAAAAACAGTGGTAGCACTGCTGTTAAGGCTCGGCACCATAATGGAGCTACGGTTGAATTTTCGCTCCTGAAACGACCGGGGGCGAAAGTTTACTCGGTTCGTAAGGGCGGCTTTTTGAAGTCAACCAAGCGACCTAACCTTGAGGATGCTGCCCGTGAGGGTGCGCGTCTGGTAGCTGCCAACCTTAACGTGCAGTGGGAGTCTGAAGAGGCAATTCTTTCGGACACTCGTTTCGCCACAATTCAGACCATCATCGACACGTTCCTGAAGGCTGCTGAAGAGGGCAAGCTCAAGACAAAAAAGAACGAGGCAATCACCGCAAAGTCGGTTCGTAACTACGCCGCTTCGTTGCGGATCGTTTTGGGCTACGGAAACCAACAGTCTCGCAAGGGCATAGCTGACTTGTCGCACGTTAGTTGCAGCAAGTTGGGCGAGCTTAACGAGGCTGGCGAGAGCAAGGTGTTTGAAGAATACCGCAACCGGATCCTGTCAGATGGCAACGGTGGATTGTTGACTTGCGGACCGACTTACGAACGCAAGTTGCGGACGTACAACTCCAACCGCAAGCAATCGCAGTCGATGTTCAGCGACCGGTTCCTCAAGCAGGCTTTTGCCAAAACCAACTTGGACCTGAACGCCATCAATGTTTTCCGTTCCGAGAAAAACATAGGTAGCTCCGAAAAGAAGGGTTACAACCCGCCGCCAATTCAGGTCATTCGCGACCTCGACGACAAGGTTAGCCGCCTATCGAAAGAGGGCGATTGGTCCAAGACGGACGACGCCACTAACGTCAAGTGGAACACATTGACTCTGTACAAGATCTGCCGCAACTCCGGGTTGCGTTTGGACGAGTTAATGCACCTCAACTTCAATTCGTTCTTTGCAGCTCGCAAGACGATTGTTGATCCGCAAACTCAGCAACCAAAAATTGTTGATGTTTATGTCGTGGCCGTATCGTCCAAGGATCCTAAATTCGTCACTGCTGGCGAGTATGGCCAGTCGTTCCCGTTTAAGCGCGGAGTTGGCAAAAACAAAGAGCGTGGCTTTGCTCAAAAGGCTTGGCGTCCGAAGGGCAAGGAAGAGCGTCAGGTGACGATTCCGGAATTCATTATTAAATGGCTGAAGGAAGAACGTCGTCGTCGCGGTGCTTCCGGTGATGACCGGATCTGGCGCAACCAGCACAAGTCTGCCAAGAGTTGTAAGGAGGACATTCGTGAGTACTGGAACGATGAATTGATCTACGGCACCGATGCTGCGGATCATTTCAAAAAGCAGTCACATGAGCTTCGCGCCTTGTACGGTTGCGAAATCGTAACGGCTACTGGCAGCTTGCACAAAGCCCAGATCGCGCTCGGTCATTCGAGCATCACCACAACCGAGCAGCACTATGCTCACCTCATAACGGACAACGTATTCGTAACGTGCTTCGGAGCCTGATTCAGGCTCTTCCCTTCAGCTCTCCCTCCGGGGAGGGTTGATGGGAGGAAAGTCCTCCAGAAAGCAAAACAGAAAGGATACTATGAAGAAACCAGCATCACTGAAGATCAGTCGGACGTTGGTGAAGGCGATTGCAGACAGCATTCGCTATCATCGAACGGAGGGTAGTGACTTGGGCATGTGGTTGGACATTTTCAGTTCAGCCGATGTCTACAAGGTTCGCGAGAAAACGGAGCAAGGCAAGGACGTTGGTACGTCCTGTTTCCAGTTCGCATGGAAACTGTACTTGCAGGACATCAACGACCACTACCGCACGGTTCGTGAGGACGTTGGCAAGTTCACTCGTAAGGGTGGATTGGATTGGGAAGAATTCCAGTTTGGAGTTTGCCCACAAATACCCCTTGAGGTGTTCATCGAAACAGCCAAGGAGGAAAAGGCCATCCGGATTGACGTTCAGGATGATTACACCGTCACCGTTTTATCGATTGGAGAATAACATGGTTGACCTGATCGAATCCCAGCTCGCGGCCATCAACGCCGCCAACGCCGCAAAGGCTGCTCAGTTGGACCAGATGACTGCTCGCTACCGCAACAACGTGCGGAGTGAGTCACCTGTTCTGGAACGGCACCGTAAAGCCGTCCAGTTGTACCTACAAGAGGCTATGGATGCCTATGTGGCAGATGACCGGGCCGACCTTGTAAAATCGCTTGGAGCGGCAATGGATGCGTCCTACAAAGTAGCTCAAAGCTCGCGCCGAATTAAGGCGTATGTCGAGGAGGCTCGCCGTGCATAACCACAAGCTCGAATCGTGTTTCTTTTGGGCGTCCGCAATCAGCTATGTGTTCATCGTAGCCATGCTGATTTACGGATCCTTAACTTACAAACTACCACAACGAAAGGAGGTGAATAATTACAATGTCGCAACCAAATGAATATGCTTCATACGGGTGGATCATTAGCCATGACCACGTTGCTCCCAACCCAACAGAGTCTGACGCTGGAACGGTTGGACCATCCAACATCGATCCGGTTTTTGAAAAACGATTGAAGGCTCGCATCGATCTGGATGAAAATTTTGACGACGGTGATATTGCCGACCTCAACGGCACCATGACCAAGTTCAAGATGCTCGATGCGGATGGCAATCTGTACTACGTCGGCTACATCGACGGGGAGTATGACCTGACCGAGCCACTGGATGATTTCGGAACTCCGAACGCCGGGGCTGTCTACCTGAAGGCACTTGAAAAGGACGGCTCTTGGTCGTCCGCCGTGGAGGCTGAATAATGGCAGCTATCGAAAACATGGCTTACACTGAAACCCGCACCGATGCGGGACACTTCTACCACTTCACCGGGCCGTGCCGGGTCACTGGAAAACAGTGGACCGTCGCGGTGCCGGGGAAGGAGTTGTTTCAGTACCGGCAAGGCAAGCTGATTCAGGACGCAATGAAGTCCGTCAGCAATCAGGACCGTGAGTTTCTGATCACCCAGATTTCGCCACTAGGCTGGCAGCGTCTGTACCCGGATTAATTTTTGCACCGGTAGCTCAATTGGATAGAGCGACAGTCTTCTAAACTGTAAGTTGTGGGTTCGAGTCCCACCCGGTGTACCACTTTCAAGCCCCCCTGACCGGGGGCTTTTTTGTTTTGATACAGATGATACACGAAAAGGGTTCTGCTACGTTCTACTGCCTTCTACTGCCTTCTACACATAAGTTGTGAATAGCCCCGGAAACATTGGGCCAAATGCATTTAAACCTTAACAGTGACAGGGGTAAAAATACTGTAGCGCCAAAACTTGTGGTTTTGTCTGCCCAAGAAAAACAGCACAATTTACTGAGTAAACAGAGGTTAAATTCAAAAATGATACAGAATGCTACGCCAAAGAGGTATGGCCCGGTGTATCAGGCGTATCATCGCTTGAATTCTGGATAACTATTTGCAACTTGTGGATTTCCATTGCACCCACAATCTCGCCCATCGTGATGTTTCCGGAATAGGAAACAATCAGGTCGCCAAGCGCATCGGCAAATGGTTTCTGTTCTTCGCTCCTGTCTGATTGCAGCATCATCGGACGGTTATCTTTTTCTTCTTACGTTTAGGCGGACCGAGCTGGTCAAGGTACAGACGACGGTCAACAGACTTCAGGTTGAACCCTGCCGCCTTGGCACCTGTCTGCCATAATTCCTGCTTCCGAACATTAGCCTCCGGAACTACTCCCAGACGGAGGTTGCCGTGGTGGTCGTAGTACTGACCGGCGTCACTGGTATCGAGCTTGGACCTTGCCTCTCTCCTGACGGACCGGGACTTGGCCGTGCTTGCCCCTGACGACCTCGCTGAGACGTCTTCAACCTTTCCACCGGGAGGCAGAGGGTCAACCGCACCTAAAGCCGTCAGAATGCGATCTACGGTGCCGCCAGCATGTCCCTGCCTGATGGCCTCCCAAGGTCCGGGCTGGTACTCGATCTTCCGACTCGCCGTGCGGCGTCGATGGACCGGGTCGATCATTAGGCTGAACTCGTCGAACTGACGCTTGCCCGGAATGAAGGAACTCATTGCCGCCTCGGTCAGGTAAAACGAAAACGGAACAGTTGCACCATAAGGATCGAAGAACGGACGCTCCGGTTGACCAGTGTCTACACTCTTGAGGCTGGCCAGTGCCTTTGATCCAACCTTCAACCCGGATCCGATTGTCGTCATGTCAACTGACAGGTCGCGAGCCATGCCAAGGTAAGTCGCAACCCCGTGCTGGATTCCGAACTTCTTGGTATCCTCCGTTGCCTGAATCGCAGCACCAGCCATGGCGATCATCGGGTAGTTTCTTACCCTCCACCAAAAGTCTTCACCGTCACCGTCACCAATACCAAGTGCCTCAAAATATTTGGACAAGTTGATGCGGTTGCTGGTGATCATGCTGTAGTCGATCTTCTTGGTCTTAATCTCGCCGGTTATCGGATCCCGGTACTTGATCTGATAGTTGCCAATGTACTGAGCGGAATCATCGTCGTCGTCTCCCGCCACTGCCTTGAGTGCGTAGTGCAAAGCCATGCCGCCAAGTCCGCCAGTGAATGTGGCGAACGTCACAAGGTGAGCTAATGCGTCAGCACGTTTACCGGCTGGCATGTTGCGGCCAAAAACATCCTTCACTGCCTTGAGCCTGTCGGCCTGTTTGTGCATGTAGTGATATCCAAAGCGAGGATACTGTAGAATCAGGCGACTGACATCGTGCTTGGTTGCGTCCTGCAAAAGTTGCGGACTGTCGGCATAATTCAGGAACTCAAATTGCGATTGGTTGACTGCCTCAACACGGTCCTCTTTCGGCGGGTTGAGCATGTAACTGTCAACCGCATCTTTCAGGTCTTTACCCTTCAGCCCTTTCCGCTTGGCTCGACGCACTGCCTGACTCTTCAGGTAGGCATAAGCCAGCCGTTGCTTCGGTCGAAGATCGATGTTGCCGTAGCCGATCATCTGCAAGCCAGCCGCACCTATCTCGCCCTGCTTCAAGTACTCGACCCAACCAGTATCATAGCTGACTTTTAGATCTGCCAAGGCTGTTGAATTCTCGAACACCTCGTCCGGAAGTATTTCTTCAACCACTCGGTCGTACTGGGTTTTGAAACCGAGCAACTGACGGATGCCAGACATGCGGTGGATCATCATGCCGCCAAGGATCCGGGCGGAATGGTCAAGGTCTTCCTTGCCCATCTCGCGGGTTTCTTTTGAGAGTATGTTGGCTGCTCCCCGGAACCCTCGATGGAACGCTGCCTCGACTGCGAAGTAATCGTTTGTGAGGCTGTTAACCACATAGGAATAGGGGTGGATCAGGAACGCTTGAGTAGAGTTGCGTATGCCCCAGTTCAGCATCCGCATCATGCGGTTCTGTTGGCTGGAGTGAGAGTACTTGTTGGTGAGCAATTTCACCAAGTCCTCGCGGATCATGTAATCCTTACCCTTGCGAGCATATGCCTCACCCAACAGCTTGGAATAGTTTTCCGGGTTGTCCAGCTCTGACAGTCTAGCAGCCGCCTCACTGTAGCCCTCTTCGCCCTCTTGTGGGTTCTCAAAGTAACGGTAAGCCTTGACCGCTGCGAGTAGGTCGTCGATGCCGGTAGACAACTTGACGTAGCCCTTCGGAATTCCTGACTCCGGAATGGACATTGCACCTACATCAAAAACAGATTCCGCAAACGCTTTGTTGGACTGCTCGTTCATTTGCTGGAATGTCCGAATGTTGAAGCCGGTCAACAGATCGCGGACGTTGCCAGACTCCCGGCTCTTACCGGTCTTGTATTTTCTGCCCGGAATTCTGCCAACCTTCGTTGGGTTCATCACCATGTCCACCAAACCTGATAAAGTCCGGGTTGCGAGGACGTCCGGAGTGTAGGCTGCTATGCCTTCAAAGTCCTTGTCCGTTTCTTTCATCATCGACTCCAAAGAGAATCGATTGAAGAGCGGAACCTTTACGCCGCCAACCGCTTTGGTCATGCCCTTCAGGTTCGGGTCGATGAACATCTCCACCAACCAAATCATGTCGGAGTATTCCTTGCGGTAATGGTTGTACAACTCCTGTTGCATGTCGGCAGTCATCTTCCGGGTGAGCTGGTAACCAACTCGACCTTGTGCGTTGATGAATCCACCAATAGTCAGGAACTCAATGTCACCGGTCAGCGGGTTCGCAACCTCGATGTTGTCTCCGACTTTGTGGTCGCCCTTTTTAAACTGGGCAACCGGCATCATGCCTGCTCGCATGTCGAAGTCGGTAAACGTGAACTCGCCTGAAGCACTGTCCCGTGCTGTAGCGTTTAGGTGAGCCGCAATTGGCAGACTATCCTCTTGGAATTGCTTGAGCCGTTTGTACCACTTGCCGGTCCGCATCCACTTCGGAAGTTTCCAGCCTTCGACCGACGCATAGGCTTGGTTGAATAGCTGGTCCTGAAGATCCTTGATCATCGTGTTGACCGCCTTGGCTTGGTAAGCCTGCTCCAGAATCAGCTCCTGCTTTTTACGGAGTAGTTCGGGACTACCAACATAACCTAGCGCGGCAGAGGGCTTGCCTAGAATAGCAGCCCACTTGCCCCGCATGTCGGGTTCAAATTTAGGTTGTTGGTCTTTCGGAATCTCCCGCGCACCTTCGATGCTGTTGATACGAGCCTCGACTTCGGGAGAGAGAGGGGCGTCCTGCTGGACGCTGAACTGAACGTCTAGGTGCGGGGCTGGCTTTTGGCCGACCGGCTGGAGCTTGTTTTTTGTGAAGAAGTTTTGGTAGGCAGTCCAGACCGGCTTGTAAAGTTCATCGACGGCGGCTCGTTGTATATACGATCTGTCGGATCCGCGAACTTTACTCCAAGCCGTTCGCAAGCCTTCTTTGTATCCTGAATGGTCATGGTAGGTTCCTTCTTGGTTAAATGATTTAATGTCTAAACCGGCAGCTTCAGCAACCGGCTTCAGTTGTTTTATGAAATTATCCCGGTCAGTGGAAGTGTATTCTTTGCCTTCCTCCTGCCGCCCGAAGTAGACGCCATCGAGGAACTTCATGTCCAACCCGGATCCTGTCATAGTAAAGTTTAGCCCATACCTCTCCTTTTCCGGGTTCACAATGCCGTACACATTTTCTATTTCAGCATCAGTAAAAGGAGTCTGGTCAGGCTTTGATAGGGCAATGCCAAACGGAACACCGGAAAACTTTGGTTGTGCGGTGATGACCGCATCCTGAAGAAACGCATCTCCCATCAGCGGAGCTAGGTCGTCAACGAAACTCAAACCCATGCCCGGAAACTTAATCTCCAAGCTAGGCTCGCGCATGTCGAATGTTCCGGACGTTGGCGAAATCTCATGCGGCGCACCGATCCGTTCAAAGAACTTGATCTTGCCAGCCCCGTCAGTGATGCCCTCGATGACATCGTAGAGATGGTTGACCATCATGTCGTAAGTCGTTCCGGTAGGGAATGCGAACTGACGATCAACTCCGGGCAAGGTAGACACAAGCATGTTGGCTGCACGTTTCCTCGCAGTCTCAAGCAGTGGTTCAAGGAAGGCGTTCCCGTTGGTCCATGGATCGCTCTTTGTTTTCGCAACCGAAGACGGACGCACGGCGGCTAGTGTCGAGCTGTTGTAAGAGTTTCCAGAATCGAACTTGCCGTTCGCCTTCATGTCTTCGATGACCTGAATTTCAGGTTGCGAATACTTGACTGCCGACTCAAACGTGCCGTCGCCAACTGCCTTCTTTCCGCCTGAATCTTTTTTCGGTGAAAGGTTGCTCTTGGCATAAAACCAAATCATCGCCTGAACCTGATCAGGACGCATGTTGTATTCGTTGGCGAGCTTGGTCGTCATGTACATGCCGTAGCGCAACGCTTGGTCTGATGGAAATTTAGCAGAGTCAACAACCTGACCACTGTCCTTATCGACGTCAGTGTATCGGTAGCCGAATGCACGGCTCATGTGTACGTCCTGAACGCTGAACGGGTTGAACTGATTGAACCCACGGTCGCGTGTCATCTGCATGTAGGTTGTCGTCTTCAGTCCGCCTTCCTTTATGCCGGTCTGGTAGAACTTTATGACGTCGTCAATCTGTCTGCCTGCAATCTTTAGCTTACCATGTCCACCGGGTTTGACCGCATTCCGGACTGCCATCTCAAATCCAGCCGGGTCGTTGACCGGATCGTTTTCTCTGGCCAGTGCCATGATGGTTAACGTGTCGGCGTAATTAATTTCGGCAGCGTTCTGGGCGGAAGTTATTCCAAACAAAACAGTCGCCTCCCACATGTTGGCGTCACCGACAAGCTCCCTGAATCCACGGCCAAACTTATCGTACCAATCACCCTCGGCGTTGTTTTCGATTGCCCACTCCAGCATACCCTTCAGTTCGGCATAGCTGGTAGGCTTTACGTTGCGGTCCAGCTTGTTTTTGTCTTTCCGTTTTTTAGGCGCACCGGGAATCTTCGAGAGGGCTGCACTGCTCGGTGTTGCGGAACGGTTGAACAATGTGTGCAATGCCTTCTCTACCTTGCCGTGCGGCAACAACACATGCGGATCCGATGCTGTCGGAATGTAGACTGTGCTTTCGTTCAGTTGAACCGAGAAGCTCGGAACCTGTTCAGGTCGAGTCATCACTCTGCCTCTCAACTTGGGAGCAATGATTTCTTTCTCGTAACGGACCGGATCCTGCAACGGATAGCCGAACTTCATCTTGCCCTCCTTGATGTCGAACTTGTTACCCGGCGGAACACGGTGCAGATCCTGATCAGCGCGGAACTCTTCCTCGTTCTTGTAGATCTTCGGATCGCCAACAGTAACCTCACCAATGTATGCGGCAGGCTCACCGGGTTGACCGGTCCGGATGATTCGTATCCGTTCGCCAACAACGGGACGCAAGGAGTCACTGTCTCGCGTCTCTATGATCTTCTCACCATCAACAATTGCATCAGCGAATGTAGTGCCGCCTTGGTTTACGTTAACGCCTCTGATCGAATCCTGAACGCTATAACGGACATCGTAGTTTGATGCGTCGAATGTACCGGCAGACATCTCACCAAGTATCTTGATGTTGGACGGATCAAACACCGCAATGTTTTCGACACTGTATTCCGGAGTGTCCGGATCAAAACCGGCAACCTCGTCACTCATTTCGTTCACCAAATATGAGTCGAAACCTAACCTGTCAATTAGCCCAGCATAATTCTCTACATCCATCCAATGCCCGCGTTCTAAAACTTCACTCAAATTTTCGTAATCCGTCCTTGTTTGTTTAGGGTGCTTTTTTTCCTCAATTTTAAGAGCATCAATTAATTTTTTAACATGGCCTTGGTCTTTATAATCGAACGTGTTCTTTACGTTTGTGACAAACTGGTAGGTTAAGTTATCGGGTCCACCAAATGCTTCGGAAAACTTTTTATCAGGAGAAAGAAAAATTCCCCTAACCCTGTTACTATCTAACGCTCTAAAGCTAAATCGTTTGCTTAACTCTGCATCTGCATTTTCTTTCTGAATTGCAGTAGCCAAGTCGCGGTTAGTGATTCTGCCAAACGTCTCGCTGCCATGATTAAGAACTATTGGGTTACCATTACCGTCAACCATGGTTCCGTTTCCGAACCACTTCTTAAATCGGGGAGCTTCCCATCCCATCTGCTCAAACTCTTTCTTGGCCTGCTTCTGGTCCTCGGTCAGTTGCATCGTGTCTGCAATGCTGCCTTTAGCTTTCCGCATCTTCTTACGCAACCGACCCAGATATATGTCTGCAACCTCCAGCAACTTTTTGCTGGGCATCTTTTCAAACATCCCACGGTTAGCCCTACCTACTGGAGCGTTGACCAGTTCGTTTATTAAATTACGAAAGGCAATAGGGCTTACACGTTTAAGAACTATTGGGTTTATTTCATCAAGTGCATCTTTGTAGTTTTCAATCGCCGCTTGTAGATCGTCATGCATTACAGCAAAAGGACCGGCGGCGGATGTTGCTTCTTTGTCTTCCTGAACTCCGGTTTGAAAAGGCCATTCAGCACCAGCAAACTGGACGGAATACTTTGTGCCTCGCTCGTCCGTTACTGCATTCTTCATCCACACAACACCGTTGGTCTGGATAGCTTTCTCCGCCCCGATGATTGGTATGTGCGGGTTCCGCATATCGTAAGCGTACTGGTGCCGGTGAGGATCTATTCCGACAGGTGTCCAATCGCTGCCAACTTCCGGATCTATTTCTTCCAGACTAATCTCGCGTGTAGGAATGTACTTGCCGTTAATGGTCGCCATCCAAGTTTTGGGACGCTTGCCTTGTGCAATCTCGGTAGCCTTATCTTCCTTTATAAATACCTTAACATCACCCTCGACGGCACTGATGTTTGTGTAGCCTTGAATCTTCCCAACGCTACCGGGCTTACCCTCATGGATTGCGTTTACAAACACTCCGTTGTTGGTCAGAGCATTGATGTCCTGACGCATCCCAACCTCGTCACCCTTCTTCAGCTTCTGATCGACGACAAGGTTGCCCTCGTCACCAACCTGTTTGGCTTGCGTTTCGTTCAGCGCATCCTTGACCTGATCAATGTCCGGAATGCTTTCGAGCTTTCGACGATCCGGGGCGAGTATCTTTTTGTACTTGGAAACTACCTTATCCCATTCGCGTTGGTCCTTCTTGGTCTTGTTAGATTCCATGAACTTCGAGTTGGCAATTGCCATCTCCGGTATCGTGGATCCTTTGACCTTGAAGTCAGGCACTTCAGGTAGCGGAATGACAACAGGCTCAAGCGTACCTGACTCCTGAACGGAATAGTCAGGTCGCTCCATAAAGTCTTGCACTGGTTGCGGACCAACAGGTGCCTCGCGCTTGGCTACCTCTCCCTTTTCTATTGCGTTAAAAATTCCAGATACTTCGTTGACAACTTCGGCCTTGGTGAAGAAGTTTCGGATCCGCTCAAAAACTCCGACACGGTTTTCCTGACGCCGAGCTTCAGCCTCTGCATGGTAAGCCTCAAACGCATAGGCAACCGCTTCCTCTTTGTCCTGCTCGTTCTTGGCATCAGGAGCATAGCGTTGTGCCAAAGTGTTAAACTCTTCCTCGGTAATCAAACCGCTCTGCCGCAAGAAGTGAATCGCTTCATGCTTTGCCGTTTGAAGATCCGCCTTGCGAGAAAAGTATTGGACGTACTGGCCCGGAACCGGACTGCCATCGACAACCATTTGCATGTTGGCACCAGCACCTGTGAACTGATTGCGATACGCCTGACGAGCTTCAGGATCCATCGCTTGTATCTGCTCGACCGGGATGCCTGCCTTGGCTGCAATGGATCTTTCAAATGCATCTATTTCTTCAGGAGTTGTTGGCGTGAAAAACTTTTCATCAAACCTCAATTCCAACTGCATCCCGTTGTCCAGCTTGACTGTATAGCCGTTGTCGGTTTCCGAAACACTGCCACCATACAACTGTTCCAAATCTGTTTTCCGAATCCTACGCTTGCCCAGCTTGACAGGATCGAACACCTCATCGCCAAGAGCCTGCACCTCTGTCTCGACACGTTCCTCGATGTTCATCTTGTCCGGATCCATGTCACCGGCAGTTTCCTCTATGCCTCCGTCAAAATGCTTCGAGCCGTCACGCTTCGACAGATCGAACGCACCTCGAAAATATGCATTCGGATTCTCCATCTCGTAATGAGCAACAGCCGCATCGATGTCAGCACCCTCTTCGATCTTCATGTAGCCGAGCTTCTCGTCGCTGGGTCTACCTTCCGCATCAATGTCCTGATGGCTGAACACAACCACTCGGCCAGCCTCACCCTTCAACGGAGCAAGTGACGGATTAGCTTCAATCTTGTTGCCTTCCGCATCTACACCGCCCTCGATCAGGGTTTCTAATTGCTTACCGTCAATGCGGTCGCGGCTACGTTTGGTGCGACCTATAACCTCCGCAGCGTGTGCCTGCTCTGCTCTTTGCTTCCTGTACTTTAAATCTTCTCGAACAGAGAAAGGTCCGCCTCCAATCGTTCCTCCGTAAGCACCAAGAACACCAGCCTCAAGCACTTCATACATTGCCTCCTGCAATGTTAGTTCAGGTCTGTAGCTGACGTAAGACAACGCCGCTTGCAGTAGCTGGTCAGTAGCCTCCTCGGTGCCTTCACCGCCTGCCTCTCTCAAGACGTTCTGAGCCATCACCTTGAATGTACCTCTCCGGGCTTCAGACAATGCACCGGCTATAACTCCAGCACTCAAGCCTCTCTCAACACCTTTACCTAAACCAAGCAGTTTACCGCCATACCTGTTAAACATGCCGGTAACGGTTCCGGTAATTAAGCCTGCACCTGTCGAAACCTTAAACGCCGCACGATCAGCTTCATCGTCTCCAAAGCCCATTCGCTTGTAAGCCTCAAAGGATTGATCGTATGTACTATCAAACGACTGTGAAGCAGCACCGCCAACAGTCAGGAAAGGAGCTGCCGGTCCTGTCAGTGCGAGCGGAACATAGGCGGCTACCTGACCAGTAACGCCTGCAAGTTTCGCAACAGTCTCGTTGCCCTCTAAATGACTAGCGACTTCCTTTGCTGCACCACTATAACCTTTTATCCACTTACCAGCTCCTGCCCCTGCCAAAAATTGGCCAGCAGGGTTTTGCAACCATATCGGGTTTGTTTGAATATCGTTGACCGCATCATCGCCCAAAACCTTTCTGGCCATACGATCCACACCAGATAGCATTTCTCCGAACGTGTGGGCAAACCCGCCAACTATATCGTAGTAGGATTTTTCTAATGTGCCTCCTTCTCCTAGATAACGCTGAATATCTTGCTGGTGCATCTGCTCTGCCTGCTGGGCGAGCTGACGCTTACGAATCTCACGCTCCGCTTTGCGAACGGTAGACTGATCGCGCTTGGTAATAATCTCTTGTGGGGCGGAAAAGAATTCTTCCTTAATTGCGTCTTCAATTTCTATATCAGACATAGAGTCAGGGAATTCAATTATTCCATGACCCGGAACTTCGATTCGTTTGTAATTCATGGTGATGTTATTCTGCTACCTCTAGGCGCATCTGGGTTGAACCTTGGAACACTGCTCCCTTCTAGTTCAGCTATTTTTGCTCTTATCTGTCTTCTAACATTTCCAGCCGTGTCGTTCTTTATCGAAAATATCGGCCAACTTATTGGACTCAAATCCTCGAAGTCACCATCGACATCTACTTCCTGATCATCTGCAAGCGGAGGCAAGTAGTCTGCATCTCCGGGCTGGCCTTGCCCTTCAAGTTTAACCAACGCACCTCGCAACCTGTTAAGCTCCGCAGTGACAGGGTCGTCATTGGCAGCATCACCAAGCTCGATAATCTTGTTAGTAGAAGGTTGGACATATAGTCCGGGGATAACTGTGCCGTCCTTCAACTTGGCTTCACTCAACGTGGAAGGATCCAAGGCACTCAACCTGCTAATTCTTGATTCCTCTTTGGCAGCAGTTTTTGCTCTGATGTTTGCGGCTTCAGCGTTGCCAACAGCAGCAGCAGCATTCTGCTCCATAACAGCCAAATTACGTTCTTGTTGCTTTCTGTTTTCTATCGCGGAATTAATCTGCTCGTTGATCAGTTTCACTTTCCGTTTGGCTTGCTTTTTAGTTATGCCAAACATCTGGGATGACTGCTTTATAGCTTGTTTAGTTTGCTTGCGATTAAGCTCGCTTGTTTTAATTCCCTCTTTCTGCTGTTTAACACCTAATTGCAAACCTTGCATACGCACACCTTCTGTCGCGGTTCGGAAATCGGTACTTTTTATAGTGGCGTCTGTTTGCGCTTTGGATGCCGCTATAGCTGCCTCCCTTTGTTGCTGTTGTGTTGCAGCCATGGTGCCTTCAAGTAGACCTTGAATTGTTGCAGGCGTGTAATTCTCGGAAAGGTCAGCTTCAGCTTCTGCCATCGATTCACCTTTACCCAACCCCAAGGCGGCTGCTTTAGTAACATTGGCTTTGAATAGTTTACTCTCGTCCTTCCTTCTCTGCTTCTCTTCCTTGAGCCGGTCCGCAATTGCACCGGCACCTTTCATAATGTTATCCGCCGCGCTTCTCGCGCCAGCCGTTGGGTCTACAAATAATTGAAATGCCATCTTGTTATTCTCCTATCTTTGAATCCATGAACTTGCGTATAGCAGGCTTCAGCCAACTATTGCCTTTGAGCCAGTTTGCAAACCGCTCACCAAACTTTGTGTACAACTTAAACAACCAACTCGGTGAGTCGTTAAGCATCCACTCGCGGAACATTAACCATCTCGGATTGTCTGCTCCGTAAACCTCTCTAGCTACCCAACACAAAGGTATAGCCGCCGCGCCTATCTGACCTATCGCACCAATGCCTGCACCCATCATCGATGCACGGTTGCTTGCGTTTGCCATAGCGGAATTCACGCTCGCGTTGTAGTTGGTGTTGAACAGGTCTTGGAAGTAACTGTTCATTCCGAACTGAGGTGCTTGCGCTGCCGCCATTTGGTTGACTCCCATGCCTTGCTGACCAAAGCCCGGTGCCATGCCAGCCATCTGGCTCGGACGACCAAGTATCGCCATGAACGGATCCATCCCGGTAGCCTTCTGCAAGCCGACAACATTGCCAGCAAAAGCCTGACGCTGACGACGTAGCTGTTCAGCTCGCAACCCGGTCATGGTTGACTCTGCTGCCAAGTCTGACATTCCCATGCCCATGCCACGCGCTGCCTGACCAGCTCGAATGTTTTGCTGCACCTCGCGACGTAGCGACGGATCCAAACTAGCACCCGCATCTAAACCTTCTTGGGCCTGCTGAGATAGCGTAGCCATCAGCTTCGCCTGCTCCGGGTTAGCCGCCTTGAACGCCTCCCTAGCCCTCCCGGCATACTGCTCCACATTGCTGATGTCCTGACCGAGCTTGGCACGTTCCTGATCCATCATGGCCGGGAAAACAGTGTCACCATACAACTGCATCAGTTGCGGAAGATTCTGCTTCAACGTGTCCATTTCGAGCTGGGCGTATTGCGGATTATACTGCTTCGCCAACTCAAAGAATTTAGGCGTAAATGCTGCCTGTGAAGCCAGCACCTCGGCCATCTCGCCTTTAGACGAACGCTCGGCTGGCATTTTTATTTTTGTACTTCCCATTTTTTAGTCTTTCTTTCGTATAAATTCCAAGAGTGGTATCTCAACACGTTGTCCGTCCTACGGTGCCAACAGACCCATTCAGTTTTAAACGGAGCAAGGTCAGTAAACCTTCGCAATGCCCCTTCACCCGCCGCGAGATATACGAACCAAGCATCCGGGTTGCGGAACTTGATTCCTCGGTCGAGTATAAATTTGTCAGCCCTCCGCTCAATCGGTCTGGCCATGATGAACGCATCATCACCGGAATATATGTAGCCGCAGTTCGCAAAGAATGCGAAGTCCTCGACAAAGGTTCGCGGTGAAGTTTCATCGTACTCAAGTTGTGCTAGATCGACCGGACGCATTACTCGCCAGATTCTTCTTCGCTTTCTTCCTCCTCGCTTGACTCTTCCTCAACCGGAGCAGGATTAGCTGGACTGCCAACAGCCGGTTCAACCGATGTATCCACCGTTACCTCCGGTGCTTCAAAATCAGCAACAGGAACATCACGTTTCTTTGCGGCTTCCAATTGATCCGACAGTTGTTTATCCCAACCTTGGTCAGCGTAAAACTGCGAAACCAATGCGTTCGCTCCCGCATTAAATTCCGCAACCGTTGGCATTGAGTCCATTGGGTAAGAATAAACGCCGTCCACATAGGCCGAATGTTCGCCCTCGCTCATTGTTACGCCAATAACTACTTGGCATACGCAGTCCGTGTTATCGAACTTACTCATCGGCTCAAGCCGAACTACTTTTATTTCTTTACTCATTTTACTTTTGATTCATTTCCATCAAAGTTGGAAACAGTTTAAATTTAGTTGGGGTTGCGACAGGGGCATTGGTGTAAACAATGGTAACAGGAGGCGGCTCATAAAAACGAAGGTCAACACCAGTTAAACCTATTCTCGCATCCTCTATGTAAGAAGCACTTCTACACCCACTACTGAGCCAAGAAATTAGTAGGACGAGAAAAACAACTAACGACCACATAATAACTTTTTCTTTGTCCACCGATTTTCGTTTAGGTTTCTTTGGGAACATAGAGTTTGGATCATAGTCAAATTGGCTCATGGCTTCCTCCTTGGGGATGGTTTCTTTTTTTCTACCAACTCAACTTTTACCGCACCACCTTCTCCCCCTTTTGGAAGGTAAGGCGGGGCATGGTTTGTAAGAATTTTCTCGCAAGTAATATCCCTCAATGCTGTGTTACGAACTTTCATCACCGTCCCTGCAAATCCTAAATCAACCGCTCTATCACCCATGTAGAACGTAGTCTCAACCATACCAATACGAGCAATCCTCGCTTGCCTTCCGTTAAGGTATACAATTTCATCCACCGCCCATTGGCGTGAAAAGTAAACTCCCAACCCAGCGGCGAACTCTTGTATGATTTCTCTAAACAAAAGGACGGCAACACCAGCAACAAACAACCAAATCCAATCACCCAAAAGAGATTGAGCCACCCCCTCAAGGACGGCAGGATCAGATAGTTGTTGGACTACATTAGTGTTCACCGTTTAAGCCATTCCTTGAAAGAAATTTTCTTAACCTTGTCCTCTGGGTTTTTCCCCGCCCGTTTCTCCGCTGCCAGTAACTCCCGATCCGTAAACATTAAGTCCATCTCCACGCCCCAACTGTCCCGCACTTTTAAATATTTGTAGTCGGTGTTAGCACCCCACTTTGGGTTGGCGTTTGTCACTTTATAAACTCTGCCTAGTTTCGGTTTCATTCTGTGCCTTCCACTATTTCTGAAAAACTAACCCCAAGGTGTTCCTCTACCGCTTTAACCAAATCCTCCATGTGAATCTTGACCGACTTGCCTGTCTTGGTGTTGTTAGACATATACACCCACTTGCCATCAATGTGAGATGAAAGGGTAGTGCGGTTGCGGTCATCGTCCATGCACTTTAGCTCGCCTCCCTCCGCATAAATAACAGCTTCATTGGATGTCTCGTTTCCAATAGTCGCTGAATTTTTGATATGGATTGCACCATTCCAATCCTCACCCGCATGAGTAGCCCCATTGATGTTAATGTTTCCGGTAGAGTCCAAAAACAAATACTTGCCCGTTCCGGCTCCCAACCCGACTCCACTACTCGCAAAATAAACTCCAGCGTTTGTGTAGCCTCCGCAAGTAATAGCAGGGTCGTTAGCATTACCAGCGGCAGTACCAGTTCCAAGCCGCAGATTAGTGGAGACGAGTGCTGACCCAGTAACGTACAGACTGTGACTCCCGCTGTGTGCGCCGCCTATGCCAACCCTTGCAGCAAAGTCGGTGTCGCCATCAGAGTGTATAATGACCTCGTTTGTGTTTGCACCGGGGTGGAATGCTATTGCTCCGTTGCTGCAATAAAGGTTTAACGAACTAGTCCCCCCATAACCACTACTTGATCCTCCGTTCTTCCAAATCTGTGCGTTACCACTATTGGAGTTCATCAGTATGTTGGTGTAGTTAGTCTGGGTTGCGCTTCCTAAAGTCAGATTTAAAGAGGTGGCAGTTGAGAGTATATTAGTCGGGGAGTTATTTGTTCCTGTGACTTGAAGCCGAACGGCATCGTTGGGAGTTCCCCCTAAAGCCAAACCACCCTCACCCAATTGGAACACGGGAGTGTCGTTGGAGGTTCTGGTTATAGTATTCTGTTGACCAGCAATATGAATGTTAAGCTGACCCTTGGAACTACCCGCACAAGTGCCTCTTATGATTGCGTAGTTTAAATCGTTTGTGCCTTGGAAATATATGCCACCAACATGGTCGCCCGTGCTGGCAGACTGTTGCTTTGATAGCACTACGCCGGGATCTTCGTTTTCACCAGACCCAGCCTCCATCAACTTCATTGAGGCTGTTTCAAAAGCACTAGAGTAGGCTTCAAAAGCGTATGTGCCATTGGTTATTGCCCCACCAGACAGAAACCGTTTTCCGCTGACGTTGCCGTTGACTTCCAATTCTGTGTCACCGTACCCAGCGGGAGTTTTGTTGATCCCTACTAGCCCAGTAAATTTCGCCCTGCCGTTATTTAAAATACTGAACAACTCCCCGTCAGCATTGTTCATTACGTTCAACGCAATGTAACTAGCAGACGAATCCCGTCCTCTAACGGCTAATGCTGCGGCAGAATTAACATTGCTGGTAGCATCAACAAACAAACGCCCATAAGCGGTGCTAGTTGATCCAATGGAAACATTACCGCTGCTCCCAATCATCGCCTTCAAGCTGCCATCAACAAGAAAGCGCAGTTCGCTGTTAGCTACATCGTCCTCATGATCCGCCGATAAATACAGCTTGCTTGAATCCCAGTAAATACGATGTGCATTGGTTCCCGTGTGATAGCCCATTACTATTCGTGGGTTAGCACCATCAGTTCGCAATTCAAGCAGACCATCGGGTTGCCGATTACTGCCGATTATCACCCCGCCATTTTGATCCACCCTCAAACGCTCTTGCCTAGTGCTGGAACCCGTACAAATGCTTACGCCGTCATATCCGTTTATGCTAATGCCATCTGGGAAATTGCCATTGTGATCCTTAACCAGAATTGAGCAGTTGTACTTGCTGGTACTTGCCGTGAATCCTTGCCTAAAATAAATGCCTTCCTCATCTCCAGCGTTGCAAGCGTCAATCAGAACTGAACCTTCTACATGGAGTTTTGAGTTGGTGTCTGGCGATACCGTTCCGATGCCACACCGACCAGCCCCATCAATCCGAATGCCTCTTGTAAAACTACCATCATAATTAGAAACGCCTATATCGGCAAAGGCGGCTGTTCCTGTTCTACCACCCTTTAATACCAACCCCCGATCATTGTCGTTGGTTATGCGAACTATAGCCGCACCAGTATCCGCATCATCGCCTCCTCTGAACCTAGCGACCTCAACCTCGCCAACAGTAGTAGTCCCTGTGGAAACCTCAAATTTGGTCGCTGTGGTGTCGTATGCGTACGGACTTGCCGTCCCGATGCCCAAATTCTGGCCCGTGTTTATATAGTTGTCACCACTCGTTCGCAGTCGGACAACAGCAGAACTAGCAGTAGCCAATCTAAATTCTGGAGAAGAGGCTTGAACGTGAAGGGTTACTGCTGGGGTTACTCCTACACCTACGCCCGTGGAATTAACCTTGAGCATTGGGGTGCTGCTGTTGTGTCCAATAACTATGCCGTGACCAGCATCGTCCCAAATGTCAGAGTGTGATAGGCCAGAACCGCTTCGCCTAAATTCGGCAGCATACAGCTCAAATGAGTTTGATTGATGGAGTGTTGCTTTACCGTCATTTAGAACAGTAAACAGCGCACCGTCAGCATTGTTCATTACGTTCAACGCAATATAACTAGGAGACGAGTCTCGTCCTCTAACGGCTAAAGCTGCGGCAGAATTAACATTGCTGGTAGCATCAACAAACAAACACCCATAAGCGGTGCTAGTTGATCCAATGGAAACATTACCGCTGCTCCCAATCATCGCCTTCAAGCTG